GAGTTTGGTTCGTGTATGCCACGCTTCCAGAATCCCAAGCAATTAAATCATTATCTGCGATAGAAGAGATTATCGTATCACTAAGGCTAAATAAGTTTGGAAGCGATGTCATTGTAATAAATATCTCACCTTCCTCCTCAGACACTTTCTTAACTATACCGATAAAGAATGTTACGTCTGGTGCTGTTGGAGGAGCATTAGAAAATCCACCACCAACCGCTAAGTATAAAGGTGCGCCAGCAAACCAATCAGTAGTGTCAATATCCCTAACCATTCCATAAGTGGTTATATACCCATGAGCATTATCAGCTATGTCCTCTGTGGCTACACCGATTGTCCTGAACGCAATACCAAGGTCAAAGTCTGCATTAGCAGGAGCAAAAGTCAAACTTCCACCCTGCGAACCGCTAATGTATACGGGTGTGCCATTAAGTATCGGGCTTCCTGTTTTATTAACAGCCCTAAATAGAACTTCTTGACCTGTTTGAAGGTTTACGTTTCCACCCTTCATGCCAATATTTAAGCCACCCTCATCATCGTTCCAAACTGCTCTGCCTTCTGCGGCAGATACTCCGTTGGTAAGGTTAAAGTCGATGTAATTGACATCTGTGATCTCATTATCCTGCATATCCAATTCACCATATGCTTTTTCAGATACGGTGTCCCCGAAACAAGGGCTTGCGATTAACAGAAATGTAAGTATGTATTTTATCATTCTAATACCAGTAATAAGAGAAATTGGTCGGCTTGAACTATTATCCAATCATGTACCTGATTACCAAGCATCCACAATGATAATGTCGTCGGTGTATAAACAAAACAATGCTCCTCTGCCAAGCATGTTGACGGATCGTCTGTAATATTCAAACTTCCTATATTGTCTAGGTTGCTTGTATAAGGATTGTATTTATAGTGATCGACTTCTCCATATGCTGTGCCTACACTAAGCGTAAGAAGCAGTAGAACGATTATCCCACGAATCATATGCGATAGTCCTTTTGATTATTCGTTTGGTTGCATCATATTCAAGGAAGTGCAAAAGCCAGTCTGTGTCCGTTGTTTCGCTTTTCCCTCTGTCGTTATAACCAATATACTTTTGAGTTCCGCTTGTGTTGTACTCAATCCCGTGGGGATCAACAAGGATAGGATAAGCCTTCCTGCTATTAGCATCCTGCACACCGTGAAGAACTGCTGGGGCTGCATCACGCCCGCTATACATCTCTTTAGGATTTTGCGTACTCATGCGTTAGCCTGTGTGTTTCCGTATTTAGCAAGTTCCCACGCGTCATCTTGCATGGTCTGTTGTTTGCCGACCTGAGAGTTATCAGACATAGCTTTAGGTAATGTCACCTTCTCGTACAACGCCTTATACTCATTCCCTAAAGATTGAGAGTTGACGATCATGTACGCAATGTCAGAACATAGCTTGTCAATGAAAGCCTCAATGAAAGAAGCTGAGTATTTGGTCCGGTCATCGTGATAATAGACATAACTAATACCTATGTCTACTGAGTCGGATATTATATAATCTCCTTCTTCCCTCCATTGAGTATTAGGCGCACTCACACCGAAAATCTTTATAATATCACTTGGCTTAGTGTATACGATTGTTTCCCCTACGTCATACCACTCTAAAGTGTCAGTTGAAACAGTAAGCAATTTCCTAACAGTCGCGAAGTTCCACTTACATTCTGCAAGGATAGCCTTTAAAGAAATCTCATAAACCCGGTTGACGATCCTTGCGTTGTTCGTATCGTCGTCGAGGGATGTAATAGGTGTTGCTCCAACCTCAGTTAGTGCTTTGTTTGCGATTGATACTTTTGAAATTGCCATTGTGTCCCCTTTAAGTTAGGGGGCAAGCCGAAGCTCACCCCCATTGGCTACTACGTATACTTCACAACCGTTGTGATCGTTCCTGCTGTCGGTGCTGAGATTGCCGCGCTAAGACTTAAAAGAATGTCTGTAGCCGCAGTCGTGACAAACTGGAAACCATCAGGGTTGTTCATTACAGCTTTCTGAATAGCGACCAATGCTCCGGACTCTGTTTGAGAAATTGCAACCGGGGCGGCACTAATGAACTTATTAGCATCGCCAACCGTACCCACATTGATTGTTATTGAAGAAGGTGTCATTGCAGTCGGGAAATAAACTTCAACTGCTGCGATCTTCTTATTCGCAGGGATAGTAGCAATAGCCACCGTATCCGCTGTGGTTAAAACTGCTGTGAAGCTGAATGTATCCATCCAGATTTTCTCAACTGTTTTAATATAACCATCAAGGATGATGTTATCACCTGTTCCACCTGCATCATACTTCGTTTTGTTTGCTGATTTAAACTCTGTCATGTGTTTCTCCTTCGCCTATAGCGTATTAATATTAACCTTCAATCAAACGTACAACCCTATCTTCTTCCAAACGGACAGCGCCCATGTTCAACTCATAATAAACCTGCCATGAGTAGGATAGGTCTTTGCGTTCGTCAGTACGAACCATTGGTGAAGCTGCAAGAGCCGCACAAAGGCCATACTTCTGATAAGCATATCCAATATCACTTTCGTTTACTCGCGTTGACATGATCCATTTGAAGCCAAGGTAGGTGTCCATTTCACCACGAACCAAAGCCTTAACGGAGTTATAATCTGCGCTACCAATTTGAGTAACGTCTAACAAGCTGCTTAATACTGTAGGATTGACTACGAAGAAACGATCTTCCATCTCTACATCCTTGTCATCAAGAGTCTTTTTAACTTCAAGAATCTTGGTCAACGTCATGGATGATGCTGATGCTGCAATCGTCGTCGCTGTAGGTGCAGTAGTTGATCCTGTTTCTCCTGTGAAGGAATCGCCTCCGATTGAATCCACAATGTTGTCGTCAATCTGTCTACCTAAAGATTGAGCAGCAGCGATTGTGTAAGCACTTCGTGGATCAGAGATTGACTTCAACTCATCCCCTCGGTCTAACAGACGATTGTCATGGTAGTCGATCATAATACCCATTCGACGCGCCAAGGTTGGATCGTTGTTAGGTGTTTGAGTGTTTCTAGCACCCTTGATTTCCATTGCCCATTGACCAATCTGATCTTGGAAGAACGTCTTACCTCTGACATTCGGTTTCAAGTAGACCGAACTCAACAGCTTGGAATACTTCTGCTGTGCTAACTGCATGATGTTTTCGCTATACGCTTGTGCGTAAATAGCATTTTGTGTATCTGCCATGATTGTTACTCCTTTTAACTAAAGTTAATCTTGATGCTTTGAGTGATTATCTTTAAAAGGTCAACTCGGTTGCATTTACTATGCGCCGGGCCTTGCGGATTATCGGCAGGTACTACACAAAACTAGGGGGCAATTAGCTTATCCTTTTGCTTTGTTAATCGAAGCACGAAGTGAATTGACTCTATCAATAGCCACTTGATGCTCTTTAGGTGTGAACTTGTTTGCTGTGTTCATATATGGCCCTTCAAGATCATGGGTCATTTTATCAATCTCGCCTTGTGCCTCATCCGGCGCAAGACTAAATCGTTTCATTGAGAACTCAGGAATCTTGTTCTCTGCGAACTGGTCTCCAATCTTTGCAAGGAACTTAACGCCCCTTGGGTCTTTGGCGAGCGTTGCGGTGATGAAATCAATGGCTTCCTGATCCGAGCCGAACTTATTGATGACCGCCTGGCCCAACTCAATATTGGTATCATACGCATCTCCCCACTCTCCCTTGAGTGCATTGACTGTATCGGTCAACTGAGTTTCTAAGCCTTGCTGTGCTGTCTGATACGCGTTGATACCCTCTGTTTGATAGGCTTCCCATAGCCCTGCTGCCTGGCTTGATGTCAACTTGTGAGCGTGTACTATCTCAGCAAACTTATCCTTGCTGATTGTCATACCCTCCATTGACTCAGGTAGCTTGGCATCACCTAGACCATAGTTCTCGGCTTTGTCCGGGATTCCCATTGCCTTACTAAACCTATTCCACCCCTCCACATCATCTGCGCCTTTTGGGATTGGTACTTTCTCATGTCCTAGCAACTGTTCCAAGTTGGCGTGGCTTTCAAAAGCCTTGTTTAATCCTTCTGCTGAATCGTCAAACTTCTCCATCAAAGGGCTTCCTTGGAGGTCAGTACCTAAATGATTCTTCCAAGTCATTGATGGTACTACTGGTTCTGCAACTGCTGGTGCTGGTGCTGCTGGCTCTACTGCTGCCGGGGCCTGATTGTCCACTACTGGGGCAGGATTATCCGTCATGATCTACTCCTTTTCATTACGTCATTATTAATTGCGAAGAGAGCGTACATCGCCCAATCTTCCCTTTTGCATCCTTCGACATCTTTAGCCTTCTTGTGATATGGGCCTGCGTTGCCAAAGTCTATGATCTTAATTGTCTTACCATCTGATAGGATGTTGTAGCCCATCAAGTCGTTATGTTTAATCCCTTCGGAGTGTATGTAATTAATGGCTAACTTCAACTCCATAAGCTGTTTATCGGTAGGAGCTACTAATGGTACTCCGTCGAAGTATTCCATTTCAAGGTATTCTCCGCACCTAAAAACCTTTACAATATTGGGATGTATCAAGTCTTTTAGGATGCCGTATTCCTTTTTTATGTTCTTCCCAGATTTATAGGCTCTGTCATTGTCCCGAAGTATCTTTGTTCCATTTTGTCCTTCATATATCTGTATGCGGTTAAACACTATCTTCCCTCTGCACTATTTATCAAAGCACTTATCTCATCTGGACTGCATTTAAGTATTGTCTTGATCGTTGCCAAGACTTGACGCTTACCATCGTTAATAAGCGTGTGGTCGCTACTTCCGGGAACTAAGCAACTCTGATACCAACAACAAGTCTGCTCTAAGAATGTCATCACCTCTTTGCCTTGAGGACTATCAAAGGTCGCGTGCATATTGCTTTTAATTGCTGCTGCTTCTTCTCGGTTTGCTAGGTTCATTCTATTTCCTCAATAGTTATTCGTACTTTATGTAAGTCCTCTTTCATGTGAAAAGGCAATGTATCATTCAATGCTCTTTTGTTTTTAAAAACATGGTCTATCACAGCGTATTCTACTCCACCATTACCCTCTCTCCATTCAATAATATCTTTCATGTTCGGTGGGGAAAGTGTCCTCCCCTTGTGCCTTAGCCACCTTCAAGTCAACATCAGCACCCTTATCCACAATCTCTGCACCCTGCGCTGCCTGATCCATCGCCATCTGTGCTTGTGCCGCTAATGCTTTGCTCTCCCTAATGTCAGCCACCTCATCATCTGTGCGTAATACTTTCGCTGGCGCACCGATAATAGACCAAGCCGAATCAACTACCTTATCTGCATCAACCTTGTCCAGTACATTAGGCATCAAAGGAGCCATCTGACCAACCAATGATAAGCCTGTCATTAATGAATTAAGCTCGCTTCTCCTCTGTGCCTGTGCAAGCTGACTAACAAGATCAATCTCATATTGAGGGTCTTGTAAGAACTCTTCAGGCGGTTCAGGTAGTTTTCCTTTACGCGAGAGAATCCCAATAGTCCTTATGATAACCGGGTTAAGCATCTCTGAGATATATCTACCAACAGCCGGGCCGAGTAATGTCATCTTCTCATTGACACGCTCTGCAATCTCAGGGTTGTTCATCTGCTTCGTTATCTTATCAAAAGCTAAGAAGGTATCGTTATAAATCAGCGTTCTGACCTTATCAGCGTAATATTCAACCGCTGCAAGTCCGGCATTAGGATCGCCCATATTCCCAAAGGTGAATATGTCCTTACCCCCACCTGACATATGAGTCTTATTATAATAGTTCACCGCCCTTGGGTTGCTATTGAATGGCATCATAAAAGCATTGTCAGGAACAGCGATAGCCGGGTCAGTCGCTTTCATCAT